CCTGCCTCTTCACTGGCTGGGCACAGAACCTCTTTGCCTTTGACAATCTCGCTCACGTCCTTGATGACGCGAAAGGTGCGGTAGCTGCGAGCCCATGCCTTCTTGGCGCCCTCCAAGGTGTCGGCGCTGACCATGGTCATCCATGGTTGCACGTCTGCGGTGGCGTGCCCGCTCTGGTGGGTGTAGCCTGTCCACCCCCGGGCTTTGCTGATGAGCTTGGCCCAGATGTGAGATGGCACAGCGGCCGGGTCGCCATAGGTACCCAGTCGGATGCGCTGGCCCCACCCAAGATCCTCGATGTCCGTCGGGGTGTCGCGCAGGGGGTACGCACCTTTCTGGTACTGATTGAACACGACCAGCGGGCCTTGGCCCATGTTGACGTAGCATGATCGCTTCTCGGCCAGCTTGCGCTCTGGGTCCAGCGTTGGTACACCCTTGTGCTTGCAGTCGCCGCAGATGCTGTAGTCCTCGCCCAGCTTGTTGGCCAAGATCGGGTCCATGTCGGAACGCATGATGTAAGATTGAATCATCGAACCTGTTTTACGGTTGGACGAGTTCCAAATAGCAGCTGCGAATATCGGGGCGCCGTCGATCTTGGACGGGCCGTTGTATATGGTGATGCCGGGCATATTGTTTCCTGATTGAGTTACCGCAGAACCGCTGCGATGCCGGTGTTTACTTACGAGGTCTTCTTAGCCCGCACGTCAATGCGGAAGTACCCTGCCGTCGACACGGTGTGCGCGACGACTCTCTGCTTGCTGGGCTTCATGCTGATAGCCATGGCCTGCCAGTCGATCTTGGTGCCGCCGGGCACCTCGGACACGGTGCAGCGGAAGAAGTCGGACTCGTATGCGCGCTTGTTGTGTGAGATCAGCAGATCCTTGCACGCCGCCTCCTCGACCTTGAGCGCTGCGATGGCGCCTTTGATGTATGCCAGCCGGTCGACGGCCTGCTCTGGGGTTGCCATGGCCACGGGGGCGTTGGGGATGGTGCTGTTGATGGCTTCGATAAAGGTAGTCATTTTGTTTCCTGATGGGAGAGGTGTTGCCGCAGAACCGCTGCGGCGGCGGGGGTTTTTGTTATGCTGTGGGGAGCGTGAAGGTCAGGCCGAACTGGCGTGCTATTTTTTCCATGCGGTTGTGGAAATCCGCGATGGTGTGCCTTTCTCCGCAGCGCGGCATAGAGGTGTCATGTGTGTGTTGCATCTTGCCGATCAGCCGCTCGGCGGCTGCCGTATTGGGTACGCCTGACTTGATCAACGCCTCGGCTACCTCAAACGCTGTAGCGTCTTGGCCCTCAAACGCTGTGGTGTATTGCTCATCGGCAATGAGCCAGCCGACGGCGCACTTGCGCCCCTCGGTGCCCCTGTACTGGCAACTGATGTCACCCTCTGGGTTGGTGCGCCCCGTGCTGGCTACGCCCTGCGTGGTGAGGTTTGTGAGTACTGTGTCGAACATTTGCTGAAGTGTGAGAGTCATGTCTTTTCTCCTGTGGTGTTTCCGAATAGCTGCGCCCTTGCTAAGTGGCGATACCTACACTGGTTGTTTGCGTCCGTGAAGGCATAGCCGTTGCTCATGGTGTCAGTGCGCCAGAACTCGTTCCATTCGCCTTGCAGCTCCTCTTCACAGATCAGGGTGAGGTTCTCTTGGCGTTGGCGAATGCCAGGGTATGCGGTCATTTGTAGCTCCAGAAGATGAGTGCGGCCACAACTGCAGCCGTGATAATTACGATAGCGATGCCGTTCCAGTCGATGGGCGTGCGCTCCCCCAGCAGTGCGCGCTGTATGCGAAGCTCGTCCTTTGAGAACTCGAGCCCCCTTGCGGGGGGTGTGTACATGCTGCCGATGCGAACGCCGGAGCGCGTGGTGTATGGTTTTTTCATAATTCGATCTGTGTTGGGTCAAAGGTGGCAGCTGCGATGTTGGCCATGCCCAGATACTGAAGCGCTTTGACATGCGTCTTATCCCCTTGGGTGTCAAGGAGCACCATCGAGCGAAACTCTGCCAGCGTGCCAAAGAAGCAGCCACTGCGTACCCGGATAGCGTCTACGTGGTTGAAGAAATACGTGGTGCGTGCTTCAGTGCCTGCCCCTGCAATGGCTAGAAACGGATACCCTGCCTTTACTTTGCTGCCCTCGAAGCTGCACCCCTCACCGAAGCTGCACCCCTCACCGAAGCTGCACCCCTCACCGAAGCTGCACCGCGCACCGAAGCTGCACCACTCACCGAAGCTGCACCCCGCACCGAAGCTGCACCCCTCACCGAAGCTGCACCGCGCACCGAAGCTGCACCACTCACCGAAGCGGCAACCTACACCGAAGCTGCACCGCGCACCGAAGCTGCACCCCTCGCCGAAGCTGCACCACGCACCGAAGTTGCACCCCTCGCCGAAGCTGCACCACGGACCGAAGCTGCACCGCGCACCGAAGCTGCACCGCGCACCGAAGCTGCACCGCGCACCGAAGCGGCACTTAGCACCGAAGACAAGGATGTCTGTGTAGTCCCCTGACGGACACTGTCGAAAACCATCAACGATTGGGAAGGCGTCGAACTCTGCCTGTGTGTACTTTTTCATGTCGTCTTCCTCCTGTGGTTGCCGCAGAACCGCTGCGGTGCCGGTGTTCTCTTAACGGTAAAAGGTGACGTAGGTAATTTTGGCCAGCACTGCTGCCTTCGCATCTTCCCGGTGCTTGGCTCTCACGTATATCCGGGTGCCTTGAGCTGCTGGCGCGTTGAAGGCGCACCAAACGGGCATGCCCATACCCCAGTACGTGCCGTCGGGGGCGTAGGCCGCATTGACCATGTTGATGCGCTGTAGGTACAGCTTCGGGGTCATGTCGTACCTGTCCGGGTCGCCCATGGGAGATCCAAAGCGAGCGGGGCACGGGTCGTTGCGCAGAATGGTGTTGATGTTGGGCGTTGTCATGTCATTTCTCCTGATGGTTACCGCAGAACCGCTGCGGTGCCGGTGTTTTGGGTTAGACGCTTGTCGCTTGCGCCAGGGCGAGCATGGCTTCACAGGTGACGTACTCCTCCCCGTAGAAACCCCAGCATGAGTCCAGATGCTCGCGCTCAATCTCCTCACCGGCATCGTCACACTCGATGCGCTCAATGACGTAGCCGTAGACCTCACCCCTCAAATACATGTCGAACCCTTCGACCACACCGTCGATGTATTGGTGGGCCTTGTCGCGCTGCTTGGGTGATAGGCGCTTGTTGCCCCACTCCTTGAGTGCCGCCTTGGCCGTCATGTAGGCCCAGCCGCTACTGCCGCTATCCCACGGGCAGTCGTATGGGTTACCGCGCAGTCGTGTGCCATCGGGCAGCTTGCTGCCGGTGCTGATAGCGGCCCCACTGTGTACGTAGGCCCACACCGGCACGCCGACCAGCAGGCCGCGCTTGATGTCTTGCCCGATCTGGTCGAGTTCGTCGCTGGTGCAGGGCTGGCTGCCCAGCGTGTTTCTTGCTTTACCCAAGTAGGCGATCTTCACGATGTCGCTCTCGGGCGGCTCCGCATCTTCGTCTTGATAGATGCTGGCCACGATGTTGGCGTGGGTGGTGCTTGCGATCTCTTTGATTTTGTTCATTGTGTTTCTCCTGATGTTTGAGTCTGGGCGGTCAACTCCGAAATCATGAAATCGAGCAGGCGCCAACGGGCTTGGCCGTAAGCGGTGTCGGTGTCCCATTTGTCCTCGGTTTTTTTTGTAGACTCGCTCAGGTCTGAGCCCTTCGCAAGGCACTGGGTATTCTGGTTGATCTGTGTACTCTGGCCAGAGCTTAAATAGGTCTCTCTGTATCTGAACTAGGTCTTGGTAATCCGCCCCGACTGGGGTATTCGAGATTATGTTGGCGCAGATGCCCACGCGTCTGTCTAAGGCTCTGGGGACGTACCGCATCTTGATGAGGGCGTTCAGTGCCAGTTGTTTTTGCTGAATGAGGTTCATGTCTTTTCTCCTGATGGTTACCGCAGAACCGCTGCGGTGCCGGTTGTTTACGGGCGTGCAATCATCGAGATACACATCTCAGAGATGTCCGTGTACTCGTCATCCAGGCGCTCGTAGAGAGAGCCGAGGTTGGGTATGTGTGGTGCGTCCGTGTCCTCGCTGTAATCCCCGACAAAGACGATGCGGTCCCCGGCCCAGCGCCCGATCATCGGGTCTTTTGACCTTGGGTCTCCGCCGCCGCGCGGTCCATCTGGCAGCGGTGCGAGCAGCAGCGCCATCGCCGCCATTACGCCGTGGCTGCTGTAGGCGATCTCGCCCAGCTTCAGTCCACCGCCCAGCTTGTGGGCGTTCAGAAACTCTTTCTTGTCCAGATTAACTGGCTTCCAATATTGACCCATGTCTTTTCTCCTTAAGGTTACCGCAGAACCGCTGCGGTGCCGGTTGTTTGACACTGGTTACTCTGTTCCGGGGAACTCGGCGTCCCAGTCGATTGGTGCGAAGCTCTTGCGGTCACGCTCGTCTTCTTCAGCGTGTCGCTGCTTTGTAGCCTCGCGTTTGATGCGGTCACGTTCTTGGCGCTCTCTCTTTTTTATCAGCGCCGGGGGCTCTACCTTCGGGGGTGTGTCGTCCCACCCCCTCATGATCTGGGGCAGTGTTGGTGCGTTCATTTGTCAACTGCCGGCGGTAGTTCCATAGCGCCTGTATCTCGGGATGCTTTGAAGCGCGCTGTGGCAGCGCGTATTAGGGGTAGTGGCACGCCTGGGCCGAAGTCGATGTTTATGTTGCGAGCGCTCAGCTTGGGGTGGCACCAAGTCATGGCGTGCTTACTTGATAGGGTCAAACTGGTTAGCTCCCCCGCCGCCATGCTGTCTAGTGCGGCGCTGATCCGGGCCAGTTCACTTACCGCATAGTCGGGGCTATCCACCCACCACCGCCCGGTGTCGATGAACGTGATGCGTGGTGTCACCCACATAGCGGTGCGGGTTCTGTATGTCTTGTTCATTTGTCTAGCTCCTCGTCGATGGCGGCGCAGGCCGCATGGTAGGCAGCGAGTTGCTGCGAATACTGGATCTGTACGGCCTCGGGCACTTCGCTGTCTCGGACAAGCGCGGCGCGGTCCTTGCGTGTCATGTGCAGGTCCTCCACCCGCTCGAAGATCCACGTGTCGCGGTGAAACATAAACATAGGCATGTCCCCCAACTTACGGCCACCCCACTTACCTGTGAAGCGGTCTCGGGGCTTGGCGTGCTCGATGCCGGCTAGATCCTGGCGCACATACCAAAGCTCGAGCAAACGGTCCATTGGACGAGGACCCAGTGTTTCGTACATGTCGGGGTGGTACAGCATGTAAGTGGGCGTCTGAACGATTCGGTTCTCCGGCGTGTCGCTGCTGTTCACACGATTGAGCACGGCCAAGTTCGCCACACGAACAAGCACTGCCAACGCCATTCGAGCCGACAAGGCCCACTCGGAGCTGGCCCGCCCGTAAGGCGTCATGTCTCCTCGGAAGCGGCGCACGTCGTTGCGTACGACGGCAATCTGATTGGCCAAAGAGCTGTTGTTGTACCAAGGGTGCTTGGGGTACGGTGTGGCCACTCTGCGGGCGCGGTGCGTGGGTTCTTTGACAGCTGGGGGTATGGGTAGAAAGTGGCGCTCTCTGAGGTTGTGTGACCTGATAGATGTGTCTCGGTCGGGGTCATCTCTTCGGGCAGCGTTGCGAGCGCGCACGTCTGCGATCCGCTCTCTGGCGTTCATGGGCACCACGTCGCCCCTATGCCACCATGTCCAGCGTCTGAGTGATGCGTAGTCGGGATAGTCGGCTCGTTTCTCGGGAGGGCTGTCGGGGGTGTCGGCGCGCCCCCTGCGATCGAGTTCTATCTGCGCGGCGCTCTCACTTATGCGGCCCCGGGTGGCCTCTAGGTGTATCTGACTTGCCGGGATATTCTTGAGCGCGCCCGCCCTTTCTGAGTGGTATTGGGGTTGGCACGCCTTGCAAATGGCGCTGAAGCGGTGACTTGGGTTGCCCAGAGGGTCTGTATTTCCGGTCTGTCTCGCTTGCGCTGCGGTCAGGGTTCGCCTGAAGGACTGGGTGTTCTTGGCCTCTTTGCACTTGAGGCAGACGATTTTTGTCTTAGAACATGCGTTGCAGGTGAACGGTTCGTTAAGGATATTGAAGGCTTGCTTACGTTTCACGCTGCCGCAAGCAGTGCAGAGTGTGTGGAGGGTTGTGGTCTGTTTCATGTCTGAAGTATGGCATAAATTATAGCGGTAGGTGTGTCGACATATGGCATAAAGTAACTAATTGGTAAATCTGCCGGATAGGGGGGTGTGCGAACGGGGCAGGCTTAACCTCGCGTGGCACCCTTAAGTCGTTGATTTATAAGGGAAAATTTGGTATGTGCAGCAAGGTACACCGGCGCTGTGGAGAACTTTTAAAAACAAAAACAAAAACAAAAACAAAAACAAAAACAAAAACAAAAACAAAAACAAAAACATAACTATATATATATCTTTAAAGTTAAATAGTATTTATATAGGTAGTGTCCGTCACTCACCGCCACCAAAAACCCCCGCTATATCAACGACTTAGGTATGTCACGCGGGGTCCTCAACCCCGCTCTTGAGTCCTCCCATCACGGCAAATTCGGTATTTTATGCGACGCTAAGCAGGCACCACTGCCCCTGGAAGCCCCGGCCCACCTCAATCTCAGGCGTTTTGGCACCATTTTTCAGCTGTCACGGTCGAGGTCTTGCGCCTCTAGGGCGCAGCGTATGCACTGCTCGTCTGACGCAGCCCATCCGGGGGCGGTGTACACGCCTTCAAAGACGAAGCCGCCCTCGTGTGTCCGTTTTCGGTAGAGGGTGAACGTGGTGCGGCGCCCGTTCATATGGGCTTTTTGTTTGCCCACGACTCGGAAGTTCTCGGTGTTCATTGCGCTGCCTCCAACTGGCGGGCCAGCCGGTACAGGCTCGGGGGTACGCCTCTCAGGGCGCAATACCGCTTCGCGGCGTAGTCACCCCACACCTCGCGTTCTTGCGCGGCTCTGACGGCGTGGTAGGCCTCTGGGGTACGTGTTGTGGTCATGAGGTTTCCTTGTTCGTTACCTCTTCGATCTGGCGCTCGATGCGCCACAGGGCGATTTCCTTGTCGCTGACTCGGGGGTGGACGCTCCATTCGTAGTCGTCCTGGTCGAAGACGCTGTCGGGGTGCTGCCTGTCGCGCCAACTCTCATTGCGCTGGGCAAAAATCGCGTCGTAGGCGTTTGGGCCGAAGTTGGAGTCAAGGTCCTGCTCGTCCTTCATTTTTAGCGCGTATCTGCTGACCGAGTGATCGTCGACGCGGTCCAGGTACAGGTCCAGCCGCATGAACGGCGCGAAGTGAGGGTGCTCCGACAGGTGCCCGGCGGTGCAGGCGATCGTGCCGCAATCGGACTTGTAGCGGGTCAGGTCAAAAGCTGCCTCGGGGACCGCCGAGATCACGGCATGCGCTAAGCGCAAGTTTTCGATGATGGTCATGGTGTTTTTCCTGTTACGTGCCGAACTGGCACACCGTAGACGTGTTGGTGCCTATGGTGTGCCCCCTGTTGCCAGGGAGCATTCGTTCTCGGTGTGTCTTTTGACACTGGTTGTGGCGCAGTGGCGCCTTGTTGTGTCGGAACCGCGCGGCAAACCACGCGGTTCCGCTCTGAGGTTATGCATAACTTGCATAACCCTATGCTTATATAAGCACGTACTTATGTAGATGCCTTGCCAAGGCTTACCCTGATTGTTTAGTTCGCTACAGTTCATGCGGGGAGACTTGACAAACATGCCAGCGGTAGAAGCTGAGGCGCGCAGGTGCCTACGCTCTTGGAAACAACTACTTGGAAAGACTGTCAAGGATGCACCGGTTCGCGGTGTTGCGCCTGTTTCCAGACGCGGATCATCCCTCGCACTATGACTCGCACCGCACCCGCTCAGCACATTGGCTGGCTTGGGGTGCAGTAATCCCGTTGGGTTAAACGGGTAGGGGGGTTGTCAAGTGGCACGGTGCCCACCGAGCGGGCAGGGGCCGTTCTCCCGATTTGGGAGCCCTAAAAAAATAATCAGGGTCATTGTGGATTTGGGGCTGCTGGTGCGCTTTGCGTCATGCCGGGCGGGTACCCCCTAGGCTTGCTTGCTGGTTACCGTCTGGTGGCGTTCTGGTGGCGTTCTGGTGGCGTTCTGGTGGGCATAGTGCCAATTGGCAACCCCCCTACTGGTGCGGATATGGTGCAACCCCTGGGGTTTAGCCGCTTGTAGCACTGTGCGAAGCCGACGATATAGAACAATCCACGCAATTAAAAGGAGAATCTAATAGCAGGGTTGCCATTAGTTCCGTATACCTATTAATAACGCAGCCACTATTTACGGGGCAATACAATTAAAACTATTAGCTAAACTTTCAGGATTGACATTTACCGCACACTCTCATTGTGTGCATTGAACGTCAACGATACGGGGCTATCCGGTGCCAAAATATGCCGACGATTAACGGGGCATAAACAATAGGCCGACGAATTAACCCGATACCTCAATTCAAAGCAAGTTTTTAAAGAACGATGGTCGCGGGGATTAGACCCGCTAAGTTTTTAGGCTTTTCTAATGGCATTAGGTGCCATTAGAAAAGCCGCCGGGCGCATCCGGCGGTGAAAGGGTTACACGGTCACGGCTGCCGGATTCGCAGTCTTCGCAGTCTTAGGCTTAACAGGAAGGGTTTCCACGATTGCCACGGGTATCGGCCCGCTCACAATGGCCGACGTCAACCTAACAGCGTCAATGGCCAGGAAACAGCGGACCATATCGGACCTTTCAAGCAGATCCGTTCTGAGTTGCTGGGTCTTTTCGGCCTTGGAATCAGTAACCCATAATCTGAGGGTTGCAAGGGAAACCAAGATTGACGTTGACTTTTCGGAGATAAAGAATTTCGACGTTGAATCAAAGCCACATTGGGCATTCAAATAGCGGCTTATCGGGCGAAGCTCACCCGTAGCACGTGCTTGCGTGACAAGCCTATCCAAGTTCTCACGTGCGATAAGCACGCCGGCACCTTTTCGTACGTTACTGTCACGACTGGCCAGCGCACCGGCCAACTCACCGTGAGCCGAAAGGCCGCTGAGGATATTGAGGGCGCGAACTTGCCCCTTCGTTGGGGCAAACACGGAAGAAACGGAAATTGCGGAAACGGATGTCATGTTGAGTTACCTAGTGTGTTGATACCGGCGGCATCGGGGTTGTGTCGAATCGACCAATGAAATGTAGCACGGCAAGCCTTATTACGTGGCGGTTTTGTCAAACGATGGGCCGATGCGCGCCAGAACGGCCATGGGGTCGAGGGTACGGGGTGGCACCCCCCATATTTTTGACGTGGCGCCCCCGCGCGCATGTACTGTGTTTCACAGCAACGCTCACGTAAATTGTCAAACTCCAGTCAACCCAATCCCAGAAAACGTCAGCGCACACCAAACAGCCACACCCCCCGGGGCTATCAAAAAAACCAAGCCTAATTTCTGTCAAACCCCCAACGCCACAAAGCGCGTGACGAAAAAAAGCCCCCCATGCTTGCCTGCTTGGGGGGCTCTAAAATCCTTTGCAGGACATCAGGAGACGCAATGACTGCCAAGCGAACTTGGCCTCACCACACCTTCAGTGTACACTGCGCACACCCCGGGGGCAACCCCATCGCTAACTCCAAGCGCTCACACATGTTCGACAGCCTCCTGGCCTTGCAGATCGAGACCGAAGACACCGCAGCCCCGCTGCTGGTGAAGGACGCCACGTCCACCCAAGTCCTCAACGCTCTGTACAGCAGCGCCGGCACAGACAACCCGTTTGCAGAGTTCGGTGCGCCCTCAGACGAAGAGATCGACATTGCCATGCACAGCAGGGACGCCCGGGCCGCGTTCACCACGCTGATCACCGAGCCCGACGACGACAAGAAGAAGCTGGCGCTCACCACCATCAAAGCGCCCGAAGCAGTCCAGCATCTGGTCGCAAGCCTCACAGCATATGACTGGGAGTTCATTGAGCAGGCCAAGGGCATCCGGGGCAAGGTAGTAGCCACCCTGCTCAACGAGTTGGAGCACCCCGACGCTCGCATCAGGTTGAAGGCCGCACAGCTCTTGGGGCAGGTATCTGAGGTCAGCCTGTTTACCACCAAGGTCGAGGTTAAGACCACAGTCACCCATGACAGCACTGAGATTGACACCCGGGTAGCAGAGCGCCTGCAACGCCTTCTGGACAGCACCGTGGTGGTCGAGGTACTGGAGGCGCCTAGTGGAACTTAAAGGGCTCACGCAGGCGCAGATACAGCTGCTGATCACCAGGATCCCGGACCTGCCGCTCGCCGAGAAGGTGGCGCTCCTGGAGGAGCTAGAGCAGTTTGATCTGGCCAGCGCACGCAAGGCGGCACGGGATGACTTTCTGGTCTTCTGCCACAGAGTGGACCCCGCCTTCAAGGAAGGCCCCCACCACCGCCACATGCGCCCCCTGCTCCAAGACATGGCAGGTACTTGGTCGGGCACAGAAGAGATTCCGGAACACGCGCTGCGCTTGACAGTCTCGCTGGCGCCCCGGTTTGGTAAGAGCCACTTCGTGGCCTACCTGTATGTGGCGTGGTATCTGGGCCACAACCCGAACCACCAGATCATGATGGTCACGCACACCGCAGAGCTATCAGAGAGCTTCGGCAAGAAGGTCAGGGACTTGATTGACAGTCCTGTGTACCAAGACATCTTCGAGCGGTCCGTGCAGGTGTCCAAGGATAAAAGTGCGGCTGGCAACTGGACGACGTCCCAAGGTGGTGTGTATCTGGCGCTGGGTGTCGGCGGTAACGCGGCCGGTAAAGGTGCAGACTTACTGATTGCTGACGATCTTTGCGTTGCTCCTGGCAGCACTGTGATCACGCCATACGGCCCCAAAGCAGCGGGCGACATTTTGGTGGGCGATAAGGTGCTCGCTTTTGAGGGCTGGGTAGAGGTCATCAAAGCTGTGCGCACGCAGCACGACGAGACGGTCACTATTAACGGTTCACAAATGTCGCTGGGACACCCCGTCTGGACTTTTGGTCGGGGTTGGCAGTATGCCGGAGCGCTCAATCTCGATGATGTATTGCAGACGACATCTGCTTATGATAAAATAAAGGCGTCTTTTAGGAGCCTTTATGAGCAGACATCCGAAGCAGTACGAAGAACTCAAGCGAGAATACAACATCTGGGCCATGATGAAGCAGCGGTGCAACAACCACAAGGCCGCAAACTACGTGAACTACGGAGCCCGTGGGCTGACCGTGGACAAGCGCTGGGATCGCTTCGAGCATTTTTTGGCGGATATGGGTCCGGCCCTCACGCCCAAACACACCTTGGATCGGGTGGACAATGCCTTGGGGTACTCTCCAGAGAACTGCAGATGGGCGGACGTGGAGACGCAGCAGAACAACAGAACCAACGGCGTCCACTACGAGCACCACGGCCAGATGCTCTCCGCACCGCAGGTGGCGCGGCTTGCGGGGCTCCCGACGGCACGTATGATGCACCGGCTAAAAGTTCTGAAAATGACACCACAGCAGGCCATGGAGTCCCCGAAAGGCTCTTGGGTGCAGCGCCCCGTACTGCAAAAGAGTTTGGAGGGCTCCGTCGTTGCGCAGCACGACTCCATCGCTTCAGCCGCAAAATGCTGCTGTCCGTCGGGAAAGACTGTGGCTCAGTCCAGGCAGCGGCTTTGGGAGTGCTTGAAAAGGCAGCGGCCTTGGTCGGGCTTCTTGTGGGAGTATGTAGAGTAGCCGCACCGGTTCGCAGCGGTTCAGCTGAGCTTGTGTGCCTAAGCGTCTCAGGGTCCAACACGTTCTATGTAGATGGCATGTTGACGCACAACTGCTCAGAGCAAGCCGTGCTGTACGGGAATCCGGCGGTGGCTTTTGAGACGGCATGGACATACATGCAGGTCGGCCCCATGCAGCGTTTGATGCCCGGTGGTCGAATGGTTTTCATTGGGACCCGATGGGGGAAAGCGGACCCCATTGCCAAGGCCATACAGAACGCCCGAGACAAGCGCAGCGAAGGCGCTTTGCAATGGCACGAGATCAACTTCCCCGCCACCATGGAGGTTGAGCGCGACGGCGAGATGCAGACCGTCTCCCTGTGGCCCGAGCAGTGGCCGCTCCAAGAACTGCTGGCAAAGAAGGCTGGCATGCGCCCTATGTTCTGGTCGGCGCAGTACATGCAGGACCCCACGAGCGACAACGTGGCGCTCTTAAAGCGTGAGTACTGGCAGATCTGGCCCCATGAAGACCCGCCCGAGGTGGACACCATCATTCAGGTCTGGGACACGGCGCATGAGACCAAGAACCGCAGTGACTTCAGTGCCTGCGGCACCTTTGGGGTGTTCTTCAACACCGAGACCAACCGCAACGAGATGATCCTGCTCAACGCGATCCGAGATCGCTGGGAGTTCCCAGAGCTAAAGCTGCGCGCCCGTGAGCAAGCCGCCGAGTGGAAGCCCGATCACCTGCTGATTGAGAAGAAGGCCGCAGGCGCCCCACTGATCCAAGAGCTTCGCAGGATGGACCTGTTTGTTGAGGAGTACTCTCCCAGCCGAGGCAAGGTCGGACACAGCAACGACAAGTACGCCCGCGTCAACTCGATCACGCCAATCTTTGAGGACGGCTGCGTCTGGATGCCAGACACCAAATGGGCCAGAGATGTGCGTGAGGAGTGCGCCGACTTCCCCAGCGGCGAGCACGATGACTATGTTGACGTTGTGTCCATGGCCTGCATGAGATTTCGCCAAGGCGGCTATTTGCGTTTGTCGGACGACGCTGATGATGAGGATAATGAGCCCACCTCTCCGCGCATTGCCGCCTACTATTGATCAAGGATACCAATGGCCACCAGTACATCTTTTGAGAGCAAGGTCCGTGAAGAGGACATGCTGTTTGACGACCCCAAAGAGATGCCTTCGGTGTCCATAACGCTGGAGCCCGAAGAATCCACAATGGTGGAGTTTGAGGATGGCTCCGTTGTCATTGATCTGGACCCCGAGCTTGACGACATTGAGGCGTCCGAAGACGAATTTGACGAGAACTTGGTGGGTGTGCTGCCTGCTGCTTCGGTGATGACGATCGGTCAAGACCTTTTGTCCGAGATTGATGACGACCTAAATGCTCGTCGGGACTGGGAGCGCACCTACAAGGACGGCATTGAGCTGCTGGGCCTGAAATATGAGACGCGAACAGAGCCTTGGATCGGGGCTTGCGGCATTTACCACCCCATGATTCTTGAGGCGGCGGTGCGTTTTCAGTCTGAGACCATGATGGAGACGTTCCCGGCCCACGGCCCGGTGCTGACCAAGGTGCTCGGCAAGGAAACCCGGGAGAAGCTAGCGGCTGCTGCCCGCGTTCGAGCTGACATGAACTACCAGCTGACCGAGCGCATGATCGAGTTCCGAGATGAGCATGACCGCATGCTGCTCAATCTACCAATCATCGGTTCCGCGTTCAAGAAAGTGTACTTCGACCCTACTAAGGGGCGCATGGTGTCGAAGATGATCGACGCGGACAACATGATTTTGCCCTACGGGGCCACCAATGCTCGTGCGGCCGAGCGCGTATCGCATCGCCTGCGATACACCAAGAACAAACTGAACGCTTTAATCGCCAGCGGCTTCTATGCAGAGTCCGACTTGGGCGACCCGCAGCGCATGCAGTCCGATGTACAGGAAGAAAAGGACCGTATCACAGGTATTGACGACCTGAATGATGATCGTTTCACGGTCTATGAGTGCGTGGTGCTGCTCACGATCGACGAGGACAGCTATGCCACCGGATTGGCGCTTCCCTATGTGGTCACCATCTGCCGAGACAACGATGCGGTGCTGGGTATCCGCCGCAACTGGCGCCAAGAGGACAAATTCCAGCAAGCGCGTCAGCATTTTGTGCAGTATGACTACATTCCGGGCATGGGTGCTTACGGACTGGGCCTGATTCACCTGATTGGCGGGTACGCCAAGGCCGGAACATCCATTATTCGCCAGCTGGTCGACGCCGGCACGCTCTCGAACCTGCCGGGGGGCCTTAAATCCAAGGGTATGCGGATCAAGGGGGACGATCAGCCCATTAGGCCGGGAGAATTCCGAGATGTAGACGTGGGCTCGGGCACCGTGCGGGACAACATCATCCCGCTGCCGTACAAAGAGCCCAGCACTGTCTTGCACATGCTGCTGAAAGACCTGATTGAGGAAGGTCGCCGTCTGCCCGGCATGGCAGACATGAAGATCAGTGATATGTCGTCTCAGGCCCCTGTGGGCACCACGCTGGCCTTGATTGAGCGCCAGCTGAAGGTGATGTCGGCAGTGCAGGCCCGCACGCACAACAGCCTGAAGGAAGAGTTCAAGCTGATCAAGCAAGGTGTGTCAGACAACGACGAGTCCCCGTACGACTACGAGCCGGCTTCAGGCAAGAAAGGCGACCGAGCCGCCGATTACGCACTGGTGGATGTGGTCCCCGTAAGCGATCCCAACGCGGCCACGATGACGCAGCGGTTGATTCAGTATCAGGCCGCGATCCAGCTATCACAGTCCGCACCCCAGCTGTACGACTTGGCCCTGCTGCACCGAGACATGCTGGAGACCATCGGTTTCAAGAACGCTGCCAAGCTGGTGCCGCTGAAAGAGGACATCAACCCCATGGACCCAGTGGTGGAGAACATGCGCGTGCTTCGCGGCGACCCGATCAAGGCGTTTTTGTACCAGGACCACGCCGCACACATGCAAGTGCACCAAGCTGCGATGCAAGACCCCGTGATGCAGCAAACCATGGGACAGAACCCGAAGGCGCAGATGATGATGGGCGCTATGCAGGCGCACCTTGCTGAGCACATGGGGTTCATGTATCGCCAAGAGATCGAGGCCGAGCTGGGCGTGGTGCTGCCGCCAGAGGACGAAGAGATGCCGCCAGACATCGAGGCTGCGGTGTCTAAGCTCATGGCCCGCGCCGCTATGCGGCTCCTACAGCGCAAGCAAGCCCAGGCGCAAGCGCAGCAAGCGCAGCAGGCCCAGCAAGATCCCGTTGTCCAGATCCAGATGCGCGATGCCGACCGCAAAGACAAGCTGGCCGAATCCACAATGGCCAAAACGCAAGCCGACATCGCAGACATGGCCAACAGGAGCGGGCAAGAAACCGCCCGCAAGGACATGCTGGCCAAGGCAACTGTGGCCAAAACGCAAGCGGACATCGCAAACATGGCCGACAAGAGCGAGCGAGAAGACAAAAAGCTGGCGTTGGATGCGGGTCGCAGCGTGGATGAAATTGGCCTGCAAGAGCAAGCCCAGATGGCGCAGCAAGACAGAGATGCCGCCGCGCAGCTGATGCAGCGGATGCAGCAGCAGAACGCTGATGGGCGTGGCCGATGATTGACGACTTCGCCGAATACGTGGTGAAACTACTTGATGAGGAGCGCGCCTCGCGCGTTCACTCGTTACTCATGGGCGGCGCAGACCTTGCCGCCTACAAATACGGTTGCGGTGAGATTCACGGCCTAGACATCGCAATCGCTCACATTAAGGCTGTGCAAAAGAAAGCTGAGGACGTCAATGACGCAGATGATTGAAACGCTAGAGCGCCCGGGACTTATATTGCCCAGAGGTGTGTTACCCGTACCTACTGTGAAGGAGGTATCAGACGAGGAGTTCGAGAATGCGCCGGCCGAGCAACGTGGGCGGCAGATCCCAGAGCCTTGCGGCTACAAGATCCTGTGCGCAATTCCCGATGCGGGCGACACCTTTGAGAACTCCAACATTGTCAAAGCCGACATGGTTCGCAAGAACGAGGAGATTGGCACCACCGTGCTCTTTGTGGCCAAGGTAGGACCGCTGGCATACCTCGATGAAGCCAAGTTCCCTACAGGGCCTTGGTGCAAGGAGGGTGACTTCATTCTTGTGCGTACCTATACCGGCACGCGTTTCAAAATCCGTGGCACCGAATGGCGGCTGATCAGTGATGATCAGGTCGAAGCCGTGGTGCTTGACCCGCGCGGAATCACCCGCGCAGCAGCATAAGGAGACAAGATGCCTGGAAAAGAAAAAGTGGGTTTCCCACACGAAGAGTTCGACCGTGACTTCGATGTCATTGACAACATTGAGGAGCCGAAAGACGTTGTCGTCGATCTGCCGGAGAACCGTGACGAGTTTGAAGTCAACGTGGTTGACGACACCCCGGAAGCGGACAAGCGCGCCCGCCCGTTGCAACGCGACGTACCGGAGCCGACCGACGACGAGATGGCCAACTACGGCCAGAAGGCCCGAGCCCGCAT